AAAGCCTTATAAACCTTGACGTTGACTCCAACATCACGCTCACAGTACTCAAGCATCTCAGGTGTATAACAATCAAACTGATCAAACTCAATCTTAGCCAAGCCTAGCTTGCCTCCCCATACCGCAAGGCTGTGACCACCTTCACGTACAGGATTAAATAATCTAGACAACACCAAGGTATCTATGATCTGCTGATTGCCAAGCTTGAAAGACGTGAGCTTTTCTAGGGCAGGTATATCAAAACCAATGATGTTATGTCCTGCCAGTTGCTCTGCTTTATTTAGTAACTTAACTCCTTCTTCTATCTCGTCAGGCCCAAAGCTCCAGACCTCACCAGTGTTTACTTCTTTAGCAACAAGACACCATATCTTTGTGTACTCAAGTCCGTCAGTCTCTATGTCAAATAATAGCTTCATTCAAACGCCAGCGTATCTTCTTGTTCAGGATTAAAGTCAATGTCTGAGTCATCAACTTCATGGAGCCTACCAGTATCCTTATCGTATTGCAAGTAGGTAGCGATGCCGACATCACCTGTGTATCTAGACTTCAGGATACGGACACGGGTGGTGGATGCCACAATAGGGTCATCAGCCTGCTGGTTACGCTCAAGAGTTATGACACAGTCCGACAACTGAGCGATAGATTGACTACCTCTAAGGTGGCTAAGGTCTGTCTCAGCACCCTTCTCATGTCCCTTATTGCCATCAATACGACGAAGGTGTGACACAAGAATAAGACCAGCGCCCGTCTCTTCAGCAAGGCTGCGAAGGCGTGTCATGATAGAATCAATAGAGCGACGTTCATCACCCTCTAATGTGGCAGATACCATCATGTGCAGGTGATCAATTACAACCCACTTACATTCACAACCAACGATCATGTAGCGTAGCTTAGAAAAGATACCATCAATATCATTGGAACCGAAGTGAGCGTGTATCCACACCCTGTCATTGTTATCGTTATCAATAAACAGATCATCAAACAGAATGTTCAATTCCTCTACTGAGTGTTCCTCCCGTATACGATCAATGTGTAACTTAGCATTAGCTTCGATAGAAAGAATACCATCCACAGTCCGTGTCCAGTCCTCTTCAAGAGCAACGATACCGATATTGTCATCAGTCTCTTTGATAAGCCAGTGTTCTAATTCGCGTGTGACGCTGGACTTACCAAGCCCTGTACCACCTGCAAGTAGCACAAGCTCACCCTGACGTAAGCCTTCTAGCTTCTTGTTTAAACCTTCCCAAGGGTATGGGATAGCCTTCTTCTTCACACGGTTGTGGAACTTGTCTTTATTCTGACTTACATTGAGTACACCGCTAGGTGTGTAGGTCTTAGCGTTCCACCACGCAGCAACATAGGAGCCATGCTGGTTCTTACGAAGCATATCATTGGCATCCTTGAAGCCGTCAGGCATGACCATGATCTTAGCCTTGTTAGGCTTCAACAGCCTTGCTACTTTCTTTGCTGCTTCCTGTCCGGGTTTGTCAGCATCAAAGCAGATGATGATGTTGTCGAACCTTTCGAGGAATTCTATCTGATTCTTTACATCTTTCTCTGCACCCTGTGCGCCATTCTTAATAGACACTACAGGCCACTTAGATCCTAGCAACTCATAGGCTGCCATCGCATCGCACTCACCCTCAACTAGGGTAACGTACTTGCCACCCTTGTCGCCTACTAACTGCTGTCCGAACAACCCACAGTCTGATATAGGGCCGGTAGCTATGAAGCCTTTACCATCCACGATGCGTGTCTTGTACGCCACCTCCTCCGACCCATTGTAGTACGGATAGAAGTGTCGTGTTATGTCACCATTAGAATTAACAGTGGACTTAACGCCGTATCTCTTTGCAGTAGCCTCACTAATCCCACGGTCACGAAGGTTGTTGAAGTTTCCTTCACTGACTACGACATTATCTTTTACCAATCTAGGGGTTGGTTCCATATCTCCCTCTTTGAAGTTTCTAATATAATCACCACATGAAAAACATTTTGCGCTGCCATCCTCGTTAAGACCAAGACATTGTCTGTGTCCACAAGTGGGGCAGTCTAGATGTGTCTCTACAAAAGCCATTATGCCTCCAGAAAAAGAAGGGGCCTTTCAGCCCCTCTTAGTTTAGTCCATCCCTTCAAGCTCTTCCTGATCAGGCTCGTTGAATACCCCCTCCAATTCCTTGGAGAAGGTTATCTCTGCTGCCTGTAGAACAGCTAGTCGGGTCTGCAAACCCGCAGACTCTTCACGTACTGATCGTATAAGACCTACAAGGGACTGACCACGTTCAGAAAGATCAGCGACATTGTATTCCTTGTCCTCAAAGGTCACGGTGTTTGTAGTTTCTTCAGTCATACTACCTCCTCTAAAATGCTAAAGCTGATTCACCAGATGCACCCTGCCCGTACTCGACAAGCTCAATGATCTGTACGTTCTCAAGGATGGCACGTTTGTACTGCTTGTTAGGCCCGTACACGGCTGCTCGCCACTGCACTGCTACCTTTGAGCCGTTACCAATCTGCACATCAATCTCATTCTTCTCAAGGTCTACCAGTCTAGGTGCAGGATTCTTCTCACCCTTACCGTTCACTTCCCACTGATAGAAATGAATCACGGGATCTTCCGTGTACTTAGAACGACCAGCCGCCTTGATACCGACATTGAAACCGGCAGCAACAAACTGATTATATACCTCATCAGATACCGCTAGGTTAATCTCATACCCGTTACGGTCACCACTGAAGTTAGGGACAGGAACTTTCACATGTGGATAAAAGGCTTCGCCAGTTAACACTTGTGGGATACCATCAATCATACGCATAGGTTTTCTCCTTTGTTAGCGTCATTATAAATTAACATCACGTGGATGCGTTGTCAATAAAAAATTCAGAGACTTGCTCTTCTATAGATCCGTCGATGCCCTCCTCTATTGTCAGGCAATGCCTGTCCTTACCGTAAGTTATATGGTAACTAGACTTATTCTCATATAACAATCCAATAAGATGAGAGGCCGTGAAAGCCTTGTACTCATCAGTAGTAATATCAAATAACATTACCAACCTCCTAGTTCGTCTATGAATTCAGAAAACAATACTGTTAGATCATCGTCACGTATCCTCCAAGATCCTACCTCTTGGCAACGCTCTTCAACAAACCCAATAAACCTTAACTTAATTCTTTCAGAAGGTAAAGGTGCCCCTAACCGCATAGCAAACAACTGACACCACCAATCGTCTAACTCTGAACAAAACTCCATTCTAGTATCTGTAGAACTCATTTTTATATCTCCTTTAAAACCTTGAAAGGGATTGTACAGCTAGTCAAGAACGGTGTCAAGAGAATTTTTGATACTCCTGATTCTGTACCTCAAGGTAGATAGCAACGAACCCTATGCAGAAGTCATCACCATGTTTAAGACACAGGCGTAAGGCATCCTCGCGTACAACAGGTGTTACAATCCCAGTCTCAAAGTAACACTCACTGAACCCAAGGATGTGGTTACACATATCAATTATATTCTTCATGTAGATTACACCTGCGTGCGGTTGACTTGACTGATGAATAAGATATACCTAAAAGATTAGATATCTCTAAAGGGGCATGACCTTTCCGCAACAACTTCACAGTCTCTATGACGTGTGGTCTAGGCTGACGGCTACATTGCAAAGGCCAGTTACGCTCAGGGTAAAACTCATCAAGGTACTCTTGACCACGAACAGCCCTGTAAAATAAATCACTCATACTTAACTCCTCGGAAACGCATATCAATAACCTTTGGTTTGTAATTAAAATAATACTCAGTGTACCCAGCCAGTGAAGTCTCACGCTTGCACTCATCAGGCATACACTGAGGTGGTGGTGTATGATCTTTCCACCCTAGCTCAGGACTGGATAGGGCTGTAGGAGGGTGTCTAAGAGGCTCTCGGCACTTTTCCCACGTAAGATGTACCTTACCATACCTATCGGTATACTCCTCTGAGAGGGCCTCAAAATGCCTGTAAAGCCACCTATAATTAGGCGCACTATCCCTTACCCAAACGGTACTGGGGTGATTCTTGTGAGCCAATTTGTAAGGTACATTACCATCACCCTCAATGTGATGAGCAGCACAGAGCATTTGTGCAGATTCTAAAACCATCTTGACCACATGCTTATCGCACTGCATTTGTGCAGCCTTTACAGGGCATGGGTCTATGTAGAATATATTCATTTAATTCCTTAACGTTACGGGTATACGGAGAGGGCTGTACTTATTAATTAAAAAGCATTGAGTTGTGTACGTCCATCAAAGCTTTCCTGTAAGTTTTAAGTAGTTTTTGTTGAGGACTTACATGCCGGTGAGGTTCGGTAAGTGTGATCTCATCATCTATCAAACTCACACGCTCAAGTAGCACGTTTCTAACCTCAGAAGAAACAAGCTCACGCAAGTTACTTTTAAAAGTATCAACACTACCATTAAGAATTAGAGCCTCTCGGCTATCAGAGTGAATCACAAAGTGATCGACAAATATATCTATAGTATCCATCATTAAACATCCTCAGTAATCTGACCATTAGGAAAAACTTCAGTGTAGCCTCTAATTTCAGTAGAGATTATCCTGTTGTCATAATCTGTAAATGAGTAGTCACAGCAACAAACTACATCTTCAGAGTCAACATTCTCTTCAACTGTAAGAGCTACTTCGACAAGAATTTTTTTAGTGGACATCAGTGTTCTCCGCAGAAAAAGATTTAAATATTTTATAAATAAACTGTAGGTCTGAAAGGGCTATGTCACAGTATTTACAATCAATTAATTCAAATTTAATTCCAGACTCCTCAAAGATCTCACAAGGAGTAGAGAATAAAGCACAGCCATCATCAGAATCAAAATAAAGAACATGTAAATCATCACCACCTAGAGCAGTATGTACACTAGACTCATTAAGATTAAACCGAAGATCATAGTAACCATCTTCAGTGATACCAAACAAATTTTTAATTCTATTATCCATATATCCATCTTCCATTACCGGGGGTTTTATTAAGTGAGCAGTTTATACACATGCTCAGGTGCCGGAGGGTTAGGCTGCAATCGGGAAAGCCTTAGTGATAATCTCTTGCACCTTCTCGGACTTCTTGAGTTGTGCAACGGGAATATCAACAGCATTCTTACGACGTCTACCGACATGATGTGAAGACCAGTCAGTCATTACATTGTAAACTGACCAGTAATTCTCACCCAACTTACGACTGTAATGCTCTTGGTACTTTGTCCACATGTACATCAGACCATCGTTGGCATTGACCTTACCGTACATGATTATCTCAGGGATACGCTCACCATCGTGTAGCATCTGCAAAGCAATCTTAGAACCCGCAGCCTCTGCGATGTGCTTGAATGCCTCACGGTTACCGCACTCACGCTTGGCCCACTCAGCCCAGATATTATTCTGCTGATCCATGATACCTAAGATACCATTGAGAAGACGGGCACCATGCTCTACGTTCAGGGCATTTGTATGCCGAGCCTTATAGATGGTAGCGGCACCACCGACAAAGACCTGCGAGTTTGTACATGCAGACTGCAACACACCAGCGGAGCCTTGGTAAGACCAGACCCCGTTGAATGAGTTGATGTGCAGCATGGTCATGCAGGCCGTATCACCGTCAGGCGTCTCAATGATATGATCAGGCAGGGTATGCTTTACAAAACACATAGCACCATCGGAGCCTACCTGTATATCCTCTCGGACATCGTTAAGGTTCAGGCTGCTACGCTCCAAGATGTTACGGCTTGTGTCGATCATCTTGGTATGCTGAACAGCATTGTAACGCTTGCCGTGGATGGCTAGCTGTTGGCCCGTATCCTCACGGTAGTACATATCCTTACCATCTACCTTGTGAGTCCTTCCAAAGGTATCCGAGTAGGTCATGGGTGCTTTGAGGACTTTGAAATCCGCACCGCCATAGCCTGAGTCACGTAGCATATCTACGCCTGAGTTGTTTTGAAACAGTGATATTACCGACATTATGAAATCTCCAAGTTTAAGTCTTTATCTTTGTCATGGAAAAGCGTCACCTCTTCCTGAACAAAACCGTGATCCCAGTTGAGCAGATGCAGAACGTCGTAAACCTTCCGGAAATCGATGCCTACCTCTTCAGCGATAGCCTCGGCGCTTTCCCGAGATATCTCAACGGTTGGGCATTTAGTGACTACTTTCATAGTAGTCCAGCCCTTATCTGCACGACGCTTGATCGTCGCCTTACTTACGTGATGTATATTCATTACACTTCCTTACTTAATAATTTGAAAGCAAAAACCTTCAGGCACCTTGAACATTGTGTAACGTCCTCTGCAATACTTGTTTGCCGCAGCCGCTGCACAGGCTCGCTTTTCCGCAGGTACATACATCCACTGACCACGCTTCATGCCCCCTATTAGGGAACCCCACGTGGAATGCGGTTGAGTATTACGCTTAGGCGCTTCGGTTGAACTTACTTTAAAGTATTTTACTTTAGCCATTTTCTTTTTCCTCGTTGAGCCTTTTTACATCATGCTCAGGATGCGAGGGGTTTTGGTTGCCAGCGTAGGCCCTCGTTACCTGCACTGACATAGTTAACTTATGCTATTGCGATTAGATTAGTATCTACCACAAAGTTGCCATCATCTTTCTTGGCCTTGCCCTTGGCTACCAACCCGACAACAACCTTACCAGCCTTGACGTTTACAAGGTCTGAGGCATCGCCATCAATGACCCTACGCCCCTTGTAATACTCTGGCATACCGCCACGGAACACCACCGATATAGGCGCATTGGTATGCCAAGCCTTAGCGACATGCTTCTGATAGTCCGGCTCGTTACTATAGGAGAACATCAACTCATAGTTAGACGGAGTCTTGCCCAGCCTTGACGCATTCTTGGTGTAGTCATAGAAGAAAATATCGGGAAACTCCTGCGGTATCCCATGCTTTTCCCAAGGTATGTCCGACAATACATTTAGACGCACTGCCGCCTTGACTCCCTGCCGCTTGCAAAGCTTGTCGAAGTTGCCAAGTTCTTTGCGTAACTGATCCAAGAACCCAGCCCGCTCACTGTGCCACCAATCAGACTTGCGTTGCCTGCCAGCCTTGACGTTTGAGAATACGCCCATGCCTGCCGACTCTAGGCAAGACTTAGCGCAGCCTGCCACGTTCCGATAGGGACAGAGTATGTCATCGGGCATGAGTGATAAACCTGCGAGCCGGTATTCTTGGCTACTCTTGTCGCTCTTTTTTAGCTTGGCGTTGCCGCCTGTCGTGTCTAGTAGTTTCACTCGTAATCCTCCAAGGTTGCCACGTAATGGTCGTATTGCTCGCACTGGTTTATGATTGAGTTTATCTTCTGACACTCAGCCTGAATAACTGGGTGCCAGAGTTCATCAATAGGATCACCGGCCTTGTAAAAATCCCAAGCCCAGTCCTTAAAACTTTTGATCTCGTCAAGGTCTAATTCTTTAAATATCATCCGAACATTTCCTCTGCTATTTCTAACATAAACTCAATATCCTCAGGACTATGCCACTCGTCGGGATAATCCGACATGTCCTGAGAGTCTGCAACATGCCGCAGCATCTCAGCCGGTAAGATTGGCTCTGCGGTACAGTGCCTAGGCTTTGGAGGTAGTCCAGCCCTTTCACGAAGCCTACCTGTAGTTGGCCTGAAAGCGTTACAGCCCAGCGCCTTGAATCGCTCTGCTGCCTGTAAGTACGTCATGGCCTCACCCATATGTGATTCCATGTCATGCAATTCGTCGTTATCCCACGGCTCGCCGCAGTATCTGCAATGTATATCCATTAACTTACCTTCCTCCAATTGTGTCGCCGTTCAAGTTCAAGTTGGCAAGCCATACCCTGCCTAATAAAATAATCTTTTGCAACACTCCCTTGAGATTTATTTGCTTTTCCCCAATATCTCAAACCGAACTCACGGACTTGTGAGTCTGACAAACCTTTTAAGTTCATACACTTACCCTCGTTAGTTAACTTTGACTCTCACTTCACCTGCTACCCATCTATCTGCAATATGATCAGGTATTGTTAGGGCAGTAGTCGGACAATCGCCGTCTTCTTTGCCGATATTCAATTGTGAGTGGTTTGGATATATCTGATACCTCCAACCGCTCAACCGCTCATAAAGCTTCCATCGTTTCCCGCTTGTGTCAGTTAAGATCATACACTTACCCTCGTTTGTTAAACAAAAAATGAGCAGTTTAACGCCATGCTCAGGGCGATAGACCCAATACCTTTGGAGATTTGCAACTCCCCGCCAGCGTAAGGGTAGCAGTTTAACGCCATACTCAGGCATGCCAGTTTAACGTCATGTCAAGGACGCGCAGCAGTTCGTGGGTAGTGATCCATCAAGTCACACCAGAGCCACGGCAAACAGCCTAGGAGTCCAGAGGAATATGATTTACAGTCATACTTGTCCCGCCCTGCCGCTAAAATCGTGAGCAGTTTTTCTCGTCATACTCAGGACGCATCGAGCAAGTTTTACATCGTGGCAAGGATGGTTCCCAGCGCCGGAGAGAAACGCTGGTATTGAAATAGAACCATAGTCCAGCCCACCATATACTAGCATGGGCTGAGTATGATGCTATGCTGCTACTTTAAGATCAGTCTGGTAGGCATTTTGCAACAGTGCGATAGCCTGAGTCAGTGTTAGTTCAGACTTGGCGATTCGTGCGAATGCCTTTGTTGCCTTTTCACTATCAGACTCATTATTCACTGGGCGTTCCATTCCTACCCAGTAACCTACCGGAGCCTCGGCAAAATTAGCATCCTTGCCAATACTAAACGATGATTTTTTCTTATCCCATACAAGCCCCATCGCTTCGTAATGCTCGACATATTGCTTTGGCGACAAACCGTATGGCTTGCCAGCAATGTTGCCCAGTGCCGTTGCGATTGTTGCTAGTGGCGACGTGTTGCGATGCTCCAACAATTGAGAAACTGCAAAAGTCTCCGCATCAAGTAGTACACTCGCCACGTTTTCTTTACTGATTCGCTGAAGCGCGTTTGATAGTTTTTTATTTGAATTTATCATAGTACCCTCGGTTTTGGTCTGTGGTTATGCCGTCGGAATTGACAGCATAATGAAAACCAAAAAAAAGGGCCTGACACAATTGTCAAGCCCTTTCAGGTTATAAAAATAAATTTTCCAGATTACTCTCGACGCTGGTGACCACTGTATATGATATGCACGGTTTAAAGTGCCATAGGCTAGGGTGGCGCAATCTGTGTTTGAGTGTAAAAGTAATAGTTGCCTCTATTACCCGCGCACTCAGGGCGCATTCCGTGCGGCTCTCACTCCGCTCGGACTTCGACTACTTCACGCTCGACAATACCCGCAAGGGAATCCGCAAACCAGCGCCAGCCGGTAGCAGAATCAGACTAGGGCAGTGCATTTCTACTGGGCCTAGTACATTTTGGATATATAGAGAGAGAGATAACCTCGCGGCATACGTCACCTATCGGGACGCTTAACCTCTCATAGTCTAGCCGCTAATCACGTAACGGCTCGGGCAAAGTGTTGCGCTGTATGTTGGGCAGTTTCTGGGCAGTTGGGTCGCTCTCGATAGATCCAAGAACTCGACATACAATACAAAGTATTGGTTTTTTCACTTGGCAAAAATACCAGTGGCGTGCCGCTTGTTACTTGCTGCGCGATTCTGGCGAATCTACGCGGCAAGGAATCTATCTACCATAACCCAACCGCACCAGCACTTGCACAATGCTACCCGCACTTGCACGGTTGAATCGCTCGCGGGTGATGTCGGGCAGTGCATTTCTACTGGGCCGCATCGCCGTTGAAGCGATGGGTAGAGAATAGCAAATAAAACAAAATAAGTATTTCTAAAGTGTTATAAATTGTAACAGTTTGTTACAGAGTAGGTTTGTTTTAGGTATGCAAATATCGTGCCAACTAGCGGAGTAACCACTACCAAGCAACAATCGTGCCAAGTCTAAAAATGCTCTCAGGCTTTCGAGGGGCCATTCTCAGGGCTAAAAATAGTCCCTAGGCAATGCATTGGGGTAATTAAAGGGCATCTTAAACTTAAAAATAGAAACTCTCAGGATGTGGATGCCTATACAGTACTGAACAAACATACAGTACCTTTTAAAGCTTTGGCATGGTTATTGCATGGTGGATTTTGAGGGTATGGGACATTGCATAAAGTGTGCCAAGTATTTGAAAAGCTTTAGAAGTTTTGGTTATAAGTGCTAACCTTTTTAAACCTTTTAAAGTGCGCACAAGATTGTCAAAGCTTTGGAATAACTCGAAAGCTTTTTAGAAGTTTTTGGAATATATGCGGAAGCTTTTAAATCTTGGAACAATTCTTGCAAGGCTTCTGAAACCCATGCAAACTTCGTGCCAGTTTTAAAAGTTTTTCTAAATCTTTTTTGTTGGCACAATTATTGCAGGGCTTGTGAAGCTTGTGAGGCTTGTGAGGGGCGGGGCAGGTGGCCATGGGGGTAGGGGTGGGGAGTAATACAATTATAAACATTTTGAAAGCTTTTCAAGTTGTCTAACCTTGACAGTATCTTCACATACTGCGGCTCCCTTTTAAAGCTTTAAAGTACATATATATAAATCTATATAATACATACTTACACCCTCGGCGGCTGTTACTATAGTATAGTGTCAGATTCTCAATCTGTCAAGTTTTTTATTATTTTTTTTAAAAAAGACTTGACAAAACCTCAATACAACACTATACTGTCTTGTTATGAATGCTTATTTACCTCAAACATCCAAAGAACGCGAGCTAACAGAAAAGCAACAGAAGTTCTTGGACTGTCTAATCCAAACGGGAGGTGATCCAAAATACGCAGCGGAACTAGCAGGTTATGCCGAAGGTAGCTATTCTCAAGTAGTTAAATCACTTAAAAATGAAATAATAGAACTGGCCTCTCATATACTTGCTCAGTCTGCACCCAAGGCAGCTATGAAGCTTGTACAGGTATTAGATTCAGATGATCCTATGCCTCAAGCTAATGTAAAGTTACAAGCTGCTCAAACGATATTGGATCGCACTGGTTTAGGTAAGCAAGATAGACTAGAGGTTAATGTTGAGTCAGAGGGTGGCGCTTTATTCATACTTCCTGCTAAGACTGTTGTAGAAGGTGAGTATGAAGTTACCCAAGACTAAACCCCGTACACAGGGTGTTGCTCCATTTGCATACGATGCAGATCCAGAGAGTAAGCTATTTGTACGCAATGATAAAGTCTACAAAGTACTCAAAGAGGTTGTAGAAGGTATTGTTGATGGTAAGTATAAATCTATCCGTGAAGGTAGATTGTTTATAGAGTCTAAGGGCTACAAGGTATCGGTACAAACTCTCTCTAACCATGTAAAGCAGGAAAGAGAGGATAGAGGACAATCTCCTAAATATCGTTACAGTAAGAAAGAAAAGGCTAAGATGGCTGCTAGAAGGTCTGTAAAGGACAAGCAGCGCCGTATAGAAGCCCTTGACAAGAAGTTGAAGTCTGCTAAGGCTACACTAAACCAGCAGACAAAAGTACAATCTAAGTTAGATGAGGCTTTAGATGCCTCTACAACTGAAGGTAAGATTTTAACAGAGGATGAACTTGATCTGTTAACTCCTAGTACAAAGGAGATAGTAGATGACAAGATTATCTTTAAGCCTAATGATGGGCCGCAAACAGACTTTCTAGCGGCTCCAGAGACGGACGTATTGTATGGTGGCGCAGCAGGGGGTGGTAAGTCCTATGCTATGCTCGTAGATCCCCTCAGATTCGCCCACAGGGCTGCCCACAGAGCGTTGATATTAAGACGCTCCATGCCTGAACTGAGGGAACTTATAGATAAGTCTAGGGAGTTATACCCGAAGGCTTTTCCGGGATGCAGGTTTAGAGAAGTTGAAAAGATCTGGACATTCCCTAGTGGTGCTAAACTAGAGTTTGGCTTCCTTGAAAGAGATGCAGATGTCTATCGCTATCAGGGACAAGCTTATAGTTGGATCGGTTTCGATGAGATTACTCACCTATCAACAGAGTTTTCTTGGAACTACCTAGCATCACGACTGCGTACTACAGACCCTGAGATTACGCCGTACATGCGTTGTACAGCTAACCCCGGGGGTGCTGGTGCAACATGGGTAAAGAAGCGTTATGTGAACCCATCAGAGCCTAATGAGAGCTTTACAGGTCATGATGGTTTGACACGACGTTTCATACCAGCCCGTCTAGAAGATAACCCGTACCTGTCTACAGATGGTAGGTATGAGCAGATGCTTAAAGCTCTACCAGCGGTACAGCGTAAGCAGCTTCTAGAAGGTAACTGGGATGTTACAGAAGGTGCTGCCTTTACAGAGTTTGATGTAATGGAGCACGTTATAACACCATTTGAAATCCCAGTAGGCTGGGAAAGGGTGAAAGGAATTGACTACGGATACGCTTCAGAATCTGCTTGTGTTTGGGGCACTGTTGATCCCTCTGACGGTACACTTATTATATATAGGGAACTTTATCGGAAAGGACTGACAGGTGTTGATTTAGCTCAGATGATTACGAACATGGAGCTAACAGACCCTTACTCTGTGTCGGGAGTACTTGATACAGCGGCATGGAACAGAACAGGTACTACAGGCCCTACAGTTGGAGAGACACTTCAACGAGCAGGGCATAAATTGCGTAGAGCAGATAAAAATAGAATACAAGGTAAGATACAAATCCACGAATACTTGAGAGTGCAACCAAGTGGCAGACCTAAGATACAGATATTTAATAGCTGTCCCAACTTGATACGTGAACTCCAAAGTCTTCCTCTGGACAGATCTAACCCAGAAGATGTTAATACAAATGCACCTGATCACGCTTATGATGCGTTACGCTACTTAATTATGTCACGGCCTAAAGTCAATGATATCTTTAGTCAGTTTAGAAATCTAAGAATGGAACAGGCATATACACCCGTTGATTCGGAGTTTGGATACTAATGGCAGAAAATACTTTAACAGCGAATGGGATTTACTTCGGAAACGTTGAGGGCGAAGATGGCCTTGAACTAACCCTAGAAGAGAATCTACGCAATAACCTAGTAGGTCTAATTACTGATCGCTATGTTTCTGCTAAGTCCTCACGCGACCTAGATGAGCAGCGTTGGCTTACAGCGTATCATAACTATCGTGGTCTATACGGCAAGAATGTACGCTTTAGAGAGTCTGAAAAGTCCCGTATCTTTGTTAAAGTAACTAAGACCAAAGTACTTGCAGCTTTTGGACAACTTGTAGATGTTGTGTTTGGTGCTAATAAGTTTCCTATCGGTATTAGTGAAACTAAGATGCCTGAAGGTATTTCTCAGTACGCACACGTAGACGCAACAGCTTCACCGGGTATTGAAACCTCTCAAGGACAAGCTCCTGAGATGGAAGAAGAAACACCTGAGAATCCTTTTGATGTAGGCTTTGAAGGGGATGGACGGGTATTAAAACCCGGAGCTACTTTTGCTACAGGTAAGTTTGAAGATATTAAACTAGACAAACTTGCTGAAGAAAAAGGTATGCTTGTTGAAGGGCCTTCACCAGACCCGAAAGTACTTGAATTAAGTCCTGCACAGAAAGCTGCAAGACGCATGGAAAAACTTATACACGATCAGATAGAGGAGTCTAACGGCGCTAGTGAAATTAGAAACGCATTATTTGAATCAGCTTTATTCGGCACAGGAATCGTCAAAGGGCCGTTCAATTTTAACAAGACCCTCCACCGATGGGATGAAGGAGAGGATGGCGCTAGAGTTTACTCTCCTATTGATGTTAGGGTGCCTCGCTTGGAGTTTGTCAGCATCTGGGACTTTTTCCCAGACCCCAACGCAACAAATGTTGATGAATCAGAGTATGTATTCCACCGCCATAGAATGAACCGTACTCAGCTTCGCAGTCTTGGTAAGATGCCTTACTTTGACAAAGAAGCTATTCGTGAGTGCCTCCAGATGGGGCCTAACTACGTAGAAGAAGATTACGAGCATGAGTTAAAAGATGACAATCGTAATGATGAGTATGGTGCATCTCAGTATGAAGTTTTAGAATACTGGGGTGTTATGGACGCAGAGTACTGCCGACAGGTAGGCATGGATATTCCTGAAGAAGTAGATGACCTAGATGAAGTACAGATCAACGCTTGGGTCTGCAATGGTCAAATGCTACGAAGTGTAATTAATCCTTTTACACCTTTTCGTATTCCTTACCATGCGTTTAGCTACGAAAAGAACCCCTATAGCTTTTTTGGTATTGGTGTAGCAGAAAACATGGATGACAGTCAAAAGATTATGAATGGTCATGCACGTATGGCTATTGATAATCTAGCTCTATCAGGCTCTGTAATTTTTGATGTAGATGAAACTGCCCTTGTAGGTGGTCAGAGCATGGAGATTTATCCCGGTAAAGTATTTAGGCGACAAGCTGGTGTACCCGGACAAGCTATTAACGGCTTGAAGTTTCCTAACACCACTAATGAAAACATGCAAATGTTTGACAAGTTCCGACAGCTTGCAGACGAACAAACAGGTATTCCTTCTTATAGCCACGGTCAAACAGGCGTACAAAGCATGACACGTACCGCATCAGGTATGTCTATGTTGCTTGGTGCAGCCTCATTAAACATTAAGACTGTTATTAAAAATCTTGATGACTTCCTGTTAAAGCCTATGGGTGAAGCATACTTCCAATGGAACATGCAGTTTTCAGACTACAAGCTTGGTATTGAGGGTGATTTAGAAGTTAAGGCTACAGGCACGAACAGTCTGATGCAGAAGGAAGTACGCTCTCAAAGGCTTACAATGTTCCTTCAGACCGCAGCTAATCCTGCTGTAGCTCCGTTTATTAAGATGAACAAGCTTATTAGTGAACTGGCGTACAGCTTAGACCTAGACCCAGATGAACTGATGAATGACCCTGAAGAAGCTGCAATGATGGCTCAGATTATAGGAATGCAAAATAATGTTGGACAAAGCCCTAGCCCGGAAGTTGGCCCCGATGGTCAAGGACAAGCACCAATGGGAGGCCCTGAAGGAGTACCTCAACAGCCTCAAGATCTTGGAGCTACAGGTACTGGTGGCGGCAACATCGGAACTGGAATTGTTCCGCAGTCAGGGGAAGCTGAGTTCTCTGGCTAGACTAGAAACTTTACCTGAGCAAGTAGACGAAGCACTTAATAGGAAAGATTATGAATAAGAGTATTTTTGACCCAGAAGTTACTGAAGAGTCATTAGCAGCTAAAAGAGCCTCAGCAGATAACAATGAGCGTCAAAGGCTTCTTCAGTTAGAAAAAAATGCAAAAGCTCGTCTAAAAGCTAATAATATGACTCCTACCCCTGAAAAAGTAGAAGCCTTAGTAAAACAAATGCAGCAAGAAGAAACGCAACGTAAAATGAATGAAGCTGCTGCTCGACAAGAAAAACAACCCTTAGCTAAAGGCGGCTTACCAGATCTTACAGGCGATGGAAAAGTTACTCAGGCAGATGTCTTGAAAGGACGTGGAGTATTCAACGAAGGCGGCTCTATGATGATGCCCCCTGAAGGTATGCCAGTAGATACCTATCCAAACATACCAGAAGATGAAATGGATGAAGCACTGGCTTCACAGCTTCCAGATGATGAAATGGAAGATGATTATATTAGTTACGTCATGGATGAATCCCTTGACGATGATGAACAAGATTACCTAGCAGGTGTATTACAAAATGATCCAAGACTATCAGATATCTTAGACAAAGTAATTACAGTTGCTAGTGAGTTTTCGGGTGCTGGAGAAGTCGAAGGCCCCGGAACTGGTGTATCAGATTCTATCCCCGCTCGTTTGAGTGATGGAGAGTTTGTATTTACCAGAAAAGCAACCGACCAGATTGGTGCGGATCAGCTTCAAACAATTATGGATGATGCTGAACGTGCTTATGATGGCGGTTATCAAATGAAGGCTATTGGCGGTTATATGCAAGAAGACCCTGAAGAGCAAGATTCACCCCTCAGTCAAACCGACGAGGAAATCAAGAAGCTCATGATGGGTGCAAATAAGATGCCTAGTCTTCAATAATTTTTACGGCTACCTTGGTAAGACAAGCCCCATAAACTCGACGGAGTTAATATGGCTACCTTGCAAGACACAAGCCCCGTGAAGGAGATTGAGAATGTCAGAAGTACAAGAAGAAGTTAGTAATCCATACAATGCTCGTAAGCCTTGGCACGAAGCTGATAAGCCCAGTGGAGGCAGTGCAGATGGATTATTTTTTGAGCCACAACAGGCTACCCTCGAAGAGGCCCCTGAAGAAGAAGCTCAACCTCGAAAGAGGACTAACTATAAGAAGCGATACGATGATCTAAAGAAACATTATGATCAAAAACTTGGAGAGTTTAAACAAAAGGAACAAGAACTCCTTGCGATGGCTCAACAAGCACAACCTCGTTATGAACCGCCTAAGTCTGAAGAAGAGTTAGAAAGTTTTAAAGAGGAGTATCCTGATCTGTATAACACTGTTGAATCTGTAGCACATATGCAGAGTCAACGGCAGGTAGCAGACCTTGAAGCACAACTACAGGCTATGCGGCAACGTGAGTCTGAAGTACTGCGGAGAGAAGCTGAAACCACTTTGCAACAGCGACATCCAGACTTTGAAGATATCAGAGGGGATGAGCAGTTTCATTCGTGGGCTAAAGAGCAACCTGAGCAGATTCAAGATTGGATTTATAATAATCCTGATAATGTTGCTTTGGCTTCAAAAGCTATTGATCTTTACAAATTGGAAACTGGTGTTGCTCAAAAACAACAGCCCAGAAAGAAACCTCAAGGTTCGGCAGCAGATATGGTATCAACTAAAACAACTAACGTAGATGCTGGTCAACCTAAGATCTGGACTGAACGGGAAATCGCTGCTATGTCCCTAGATCAGTTTGATAAATATGAAGAAGATATTAAGCAAGCAATGATGGAGGGTCGCGTAGTAGCATAATTAATTTGTGTTATTAGGAGAATATTAACATGGCTTATAATGTAAGTGACCAATTTTTTGAACCGTCTACAGATACCAATGCTAACTTTGGTAACTCTGTATCAGGTCAAACTAACTCGTTTTTCCTACCTAAAGTTTATTCCAAGCAGGTACTAAACTTTTTCCGTAAGGCTTCTGTGATTGAAGGTATTACGAACACTGACTATGCGGGTGAAATCGCAGCATTCGGTGATAGTGTACGTATCATCAAAGAGCCTGAAATTACTGTTTATCAGTATGAGCGTGGCCAAGATGTGACTGCTACGAAGTTGACCGACCAAGAAGTAACTCTGGTTGTTGACACTGCTAACGCATTTAAGTTCATCGTAGATGACATTGAAACTAATATGTCTCACGTTAACTTCCGTGACGTAGCAACGTCTTCAGCAGCTTACTCTTTGCGTGATGCTTTTGACCAAGGTGTACTGGCTTCTATGTTCTCTGGTGTATCTGCCTCTAGCCCTGACCATGTACTTGGTACGGACAATGCTACTGATATTGCTGAAGGAACCTTTGACGGTACTGGTAACCTAGACCTTGGTTTTGGTACTAACGAGCATGATCCTCTGGATATTATGGCACGTATGGCACGTTTGCTAGACGAGCAGAATATCCCAGAAGAAGGCCGCTGGTTCGTAGCTTCACCACAGTTCTACGAAGTACTGTCTCAGTCTAGCTCTAAGCTGCTGAACGTAGACTTCAACGCTGGTCAAGGCTCCATCCGTAATGGTTTGGTAAGCTCTGGCAAGCTACGTGGTTTCGATATGTACAAGTCAAACAACATTCCTGCGGTATCTAATGCTGCTGGTCAATGTCTGGCTGGTCACATGTCTTCTACGGCTACTGCTCAGACGATCACCAGCACTGAGGTCATCCGTGACCCAGATAGCTTCGGTGACATTGTACGTGGTCTACACGTTTACGGTGCTAAGGTACTGCGACCAGAAGCTCTGGTTTCAGCCTTCTACGGTATCGACTAGACCTTTTAAGGTGGGGGCTGCTTCGGTGGCCCCTTTCCTTTTTTTATTGGAGATTATAATGCCTAGACTTGGTAGCGATGAAAAGCCTTTAATGATGCGACAAACTATTGCTAATAAAAGTAGTAGAATCCGCAAAGGAACTAATTACGCACGTTATAAAGATAACTTTGATAAAATTTTTAATAAAGACTCTGACCCTGAATGTGCTACAGAATTTGAAGGTGCCAGAGCAATTAGTAAAACTTTTTCAATGGAGCAAGACTAATGATGCACGGTAAAGATAAAAAGAAGGGCATGATGTACGGCAGTATGGTACGTGAAGGTAAGATGGGCGGTGGACGCTCTATGTACGGTAGTGGTGGCTATGCTTCTGTGCAAGATATGGAAAGGATGTGTAGTAGCAAAACTGTTAAGCAGAAAGTAAAATGAAAGTAGCTGCTCCTAAAGGTTATCACTGGATGAAGTCTGGAAAGACTTTTAAGCTTATGAAAGATCCTAAAGATGGCTACAAGCCTCATAAGGGTGCAAGTAAATCAGCAACCTTTGAGGTTCAAAAGGCGCATAAATAATGGCAACATATCTAGATTTAGCAAATGAACTCCTACGGGAGATGAATGAGGTAGAGCTTACAAGTTCTAGCTTTGCTTCTGCTGTGGGTATTCAACAACACGTTAAAGACTCTATTAACAGGGCTTATCTAGATATTGTTAATGAAGAACCTCAGTGGCCTTTCCTTGCTGCTAATCTTAGTGGTGAAACAGATCCCATGTACGGTAATGTGTATGTAGAAACTGTAGCAGGACAACGCTGGTATAACTTAAAACCTACTAGCTCTTCTTTGACCACTGACTATGGCTACATAGATTGGGATAACTTTTATTTAACTACTGTAGGTGTATCTGGTGAAGCTGCTCCTTATACTGCGCGTAACTTACGTTTTACTACGACAGAAGCTTGGAAAGACTATAGACGTATTTCAGAAAACTTAGATGATACAGATACGCAACAGTACGGTATACCTGATCGTGTAATTAAAAGTCCTGATAACCGTAAGTTTGGTTTAAGTGCTATACCAGATAAGGTATATCGTGTTTGGTTTTATGCTTACGCACTACCTACAGAACTTTCAGACTTTGGTGATGAAACAGTATTTCCAAATACTTATAAGACTGTACTACTTAACAGGGCTAGATATTATATCTACCAGTTCAAAGAAAGTCCACAGTTCTCTGCATTTGCTCTTGAAGACTACAAGCGTGGATTACGTTTGATGAAGCTTAACTTGATGAGTCCTAATCCCGGTGAGTTTAAAGATGACCGTATGAGGTTTGTATAATGTCTCAACCTTTTGGTTTATCCGCAAAAGGTGGTCTATACACTAGCCTTAACCAGCTTGAGATGCTGGGACAGCCGGGTGTTGCTTCTAAGCTTACAAACTTTGAAGTAGATACCGATGGTGGCTATCGTCGTATTAATGGCTTTAGTGTCTTTGGAGGAGCCTCATCAGTACGTCCTAATGGTTCTTCTAAAGTATTGGGCATTAAAGGTTATGCTGATGGTGTAATAGTTTGTTCTGGCACTGGAATCTTTTTTAGTCAGGGCGGTACATCTTGGATTTCTATCTCTAAGCAGGGTGTACATAGTAGTGGAGATAACTACACAACCTTCACAGGTCGCACAGACTTAGCACGTACTAATCAGAAACAAACTAGTTTTTCATTCTTTGAAGGTTTGTCAGACTACGGTGAAATTCTTATATGCGATGGAGTTAACAAACCTTACTTTTTTAGAATGGAAGGCACTGGTGCTTTAACTACCCGTACTTTCTTTGCTGATGAAATTACTGTAGATGGTACAGTTGCGCCAGCAACAGGAACTATTCATGACAAACACTTTGTAGTTGCCGGTGCAGGTTCTGCATCTAATACAATTTACTACAGTCATACAAATGATCCTGATAACTTTACAGGTACTGGAGCAGGCTCTATTGTACTTGAAGACCAAGTAGTAGGCTTGGCTAGTTTCCGTAGTGATCTTATTATCTTTTGTAAGAATAGTATTTTTAAACTTCTTAACATTAATGATTCTAATAATATTGTAGTACAACCAGTTACAAAAAACGTAGGTTGTATGGATGCCCAGAGCATTCAAGAAATTGCAGGTGACTTGTTGTTCTTGAGTCCTGACGGTCTTAGAACCGTTGCAGGTACGGTACGAATTGGTGACGTTGAATTAGGAACTGTAAGTAGACCTATTCAGCCTACGATTAAAAGTATTGCGGCTAACATTGATAACTTAGATCTTACAAGTGCTGTACTTAGAAGTAAATCACAATATAGATTATTTTATAATACAGATGGTACTACTAATATTGCGGCTAAAGGCGTTATTGCTACATTAACAAATGAAGGTTTTCAATACTCAGAGACTCAAGGAATTAAAGCAACTGCCTTGACTTCAGATTTAGATGTTGATGGTATTGAACAAACGTGGCATGGAGATACCGATGGTTACATTTATAACCACGATGATGGTAACTCTTTTGACTATGGTGGCATTTCTTCAAATGTAACAGCAGCTTATCAAACACCTAACTTAGACTTTGGTGATGTAGGTACTAAGAAGACTATGCGGTATGTACGCATTTCGATGAGTCCTGAAGGGGCTGTACAACCTACATTGCGTGTACGTTATGATTACGAAGATCCTCTTATTGCACAACCTTTAGATTACGTATTAGATAGTATTCCTCTGCCTAGTATTTTTGGATCGGGTATATTCGGAGCCAATGTATTTGGAGCTTCTTCAGATCCTTTGATACGTCAAACCGTACAGGGCAGTGGACATACTGTAAGTTTTATTATAACAAGTTCAGATAAACAATCGCCATATACAGTGAATGGTCTTTATGTAGACTACACTCCATCAGGAAGGAGATAATAGATGGCTCAGAGCTATACCAGACAAAGTACATTCGCTGATGGAGATACTATCTCAGCATCGTTGTTCAATAACGAGTACAACCAATTACTAAACTCTTTTGCTTACTCATCTACTAGTGAAGTAAACACAGGCCATAGACACGACGGTACTGCTGGTCAAGGTGGTAATATTTTCAAGATTGGCGATCTTGATTTTCTTAACAAGATTGAAGTAGACGGAACAAACAATCGTCTAGGTTTTTATGTAGAAGTTTCTAGTGCTGCTGTAGAGCAGATCCGTATTCAAGATGGGGCTATTGTACCTGTTACGGATAATGATATTGATCTAGGTACGTCTTCTTTAGAGTTTAAAGATTTATTCTTAGACGGCACAGCCCACGTAGATACTTTAGATGTAGATGCAAACGCTACCGTTGCAGGTACTCTAGGCGTTACAGGCGTTACAACTCTTTCAGATAACTTAAGTGTAGGTGGTAATCTTACAGTAACAGGCAATGCAACTATTGCAGGTAACCTAACCTTCGGTGATGCTGCTACAGATACGGTAGCTTTTAGTGCTGATGTAGCCTCTAACTTACTTCCTAGTGCTGATAATACTTATGACTTAGGTGCTTCAGGATCTGAGTGGAAAGACTTGTATATTGATGGCACTGCTAATATTGACAGCCTTGTAGCTGACACAGCAGACATTAACGGCGGTACTATTGATGCTGCTGATGTTACTGTAGGGTCTGGAAAGACTCTAGATGTTTCAGCAGGTACTCTTACGCTTGCAGACAACCAGATCTCCGGGGATAAAGTAGAAGGCGGTACAATTGCTGCTACTACTATTGCAGACTTAACCTTTGGAAGCCTCAATGATGGCTCAATTACTGTAACAGCTTTTGTTGATGAAGACAACATGGCTTCTGATAGTGCAACGCTTGTACCTACTCAACAGTCTGTTAAGGCTTATGTAGACGCTCAAGTAACTGCACAGGACTTTGACTTTAGTGCAGACTCTGGTGGTTCTTTAAGTATTGATCTAGACAGTGAGGCTATGACCTTTACAGGCGGTACAGGTATTGATACGTCTGGTTCAGGTAATGCTGTAACCTTTGCTATTGATTCTACTGTAGCTACCTTAACAGGCTCTCAAACGCTCACTAACAAGACTTTAACTACCCCTGTGGTATCGGGTAACCTTACTACTGATGGCCTCGTAGACGGACGTGACGTGGCTACAGATGGCTCTAAGCTAGATGGTATTGAGGCTAGTGCAGATGTTACGGACACTACGAATGTGACAGCCGCTGGCGCTTTGATGGATTCTGAAGTAACTAACCTTGCTCAAGTAAAAGCATTTAATTCTTCAGACTATGCTACAGCCGCACAAGGTACTACAGCAGATGCTGCTCTTCCTAGAACTGGTGGAGCCATGACAGGTGCTATTACAACTAATAGTACTTTTGATGGTCGTGATGTAGCTACTGATGGTACTAAACTAGACGGTATTGAAGCCAGTGCAGATGTAACTGACGCAGCCAATGTAACTGCTGCTGGTGCCTTAATGGACAGTGAGCTTACTGCAATTGCCTCTGTTAAAGCTTTGAATCAAGGTGTAGCTACTACAGATAGCCCTGCATTTACTAACTTAACTCTGAACGGCACAGGATCTGTTAAGGTTCCTGCTGGTACAACGGCTCAGAGAGACGGTAGCCCCGCTGCTGGTATGTTTAGATACAACAGTAGCCTTGCACAGTTTGAAGGCTATACAGACGCTTGGGGAGCCATTGGAGGTGGTGGTACTAACACCTTTACTACTGATAGCTTTACTGGTAATGGCTCTACTACTGCGTATGCTTTAAGCCAAACAGTATCTTCTGAAGATAACTTACTTGTATTTATTGAAGGTGTATTCCAGCAGCAAGATGCTTACAGTATTGCAACATCAAGTGGTACAACTACACTAACTTTTAGCTCTGCTCCCGCCAATGGTAACAGTATTCTTATTTACTCTGTAGCTGCTGGTGTATCAGGTTCTAACTTGAACATTGATAGTATGACAGGCGATGGAAGTGATACTACTTTAACGCTTTCTATAAACCCTGTCAATGAAAATAATACACAAGTATTTATTGACGGTGTATATCAGAGCAAGTCTAACTATAGCATCTCTGGAACTACTCTGACGTTCTCTACGGCTCCACCTACTGGAAGTGCTGTAGAGGTTATGACAATGACTCAGACGGATATTAATGTTCCTGTTGATGGAACTATAACGTCTGCTAAGTTGTCTGGAGATCTTACGCTTCCGGGTGATTTAAGTTTTGCTGATAACAACAAGGCTATCTTCGGTGCTGGCTCTGACCTACAGATTTATCACGATGGCTCTAATAGTTATGTAACTGACTCAGGCACTGGTAATCTTGTTATCGGCGCAGACACGTTTACCTACATTGGCAATCCAGCAGGAACAATAACTGCGGCAAGATTTAATGCAGGCGGCGCTCAGGTATTCAACCATAACAACAGCCAAAAACTAGCCACAACCTCCACAGGCATAGACGTTACTGGCGGCGTAACCACTAACGCAAACTCTTACCTAAATGGGCTAAGAGTCGGAGGGGCTGATACAGGCAATACGATTTACCAGCCGACAGGCAACTTATCTATATCAAGCGCTTCTGGCACTATTTTTCTGAAACCATCTGGAACTTCAGTCCTTACAGCCACCTCCACAGGCATAGGTATCGGCGCTGGCAGTCCAGATTATCTTTTACATTTAGAAAAAGCTGGCGGTGTAATGGCTCAATTAAAAGCTACTGACAGTAATCAGGCTTACATGAAATTTGTAAACAGCACTACTGGTGATGGTACGTTTACTGATGGATTACTCTTTGGCGTAGACACAGATGAGTCAGCTATTCTTTGGAACTATGAGGCTACAGCAACAAGATTTGCGACTAGTGGAACAGAACGCCTACGCATAGACTCATCGGGGCTGGTCGGTATTGGTACTAGCAGTCCAAGTACAGCTTTACACGTTGATTCAGGAAACACCAACAATGTCGCTACATTTGAAAGTTCGGACGCTAACGCAAAAGTAATAATTAAAGATAACACAACCACAAATTTTATAACTGCAAACGCTGGGAGAATGGTTCTTAGTGCAGATAGTACGAATGCTGTTGCTAGTAGCTTCATGGCTTTTGAAGTGGACGGCAGCGAAGCTATGCGCATCGACTCATCTGGCAACTTGTTGGTGGGTACTACTGCCACTGGGTCGGGCGATCAATCTGGCGTTGCTATTGCAGGTGGTGCCAGTAGCTCTGATATTTATATCCGACACGCAAACGGAACTTCTTCTGGCGCTGTTTATGCGTCATTCATCTACAATACATCGGAAATAGGCAAAATTAGTCAGAACGGAACGTCACAAGTTCTTTATCAAGTTTCATCAGACCAACGCCTTAAATCCAACATCGCAGACGCAGCAGAGGACGCTGGCGAACTAATCGACGCTATCCAAGTACGTTCCTTCGATTGGAAGGCTGACGGTGAGCATCAACGCTTCGGCATGATTGCACAAGAGCTACAAAATGTTGCACCAGAGGCTGTAGGTGACGTTAGTGACCCTGATGAAATGCTAGGTGTGGACTACAGCAAGCTAGTCCCAATGCTTGTTAAAGAAATTCAATCACTACGCGCCAGAGTTGCGCAACTGGAGAATAACTAATGGCTTTAACACAAGTCCCAATAGAACTATCAAGTACTCCGGGGATCGTTGACAACTCCAATGCTACTGCGATTACGATTGATAGTAGTGAAAATGTTGGTATTGGCACGAGTAGTCCTGCTGATAAATTAGAAGTTGCAGGAAATATACTACTAGATGCAACTAATGCAGAAATAAATTTAAAGTCTGGAGCAACTGGTACATCAGGTGCAATTAATTGGACATTTAATACAGATAGTACAAATTTTACTTCAATAAAACATCCTTATGATACTAGAAATACAATCGGATTACATATTGATAGTGGCTATCCAATAACAATTGATGCTTCTGGTATTGGTACTGTTTTTGCTCAATCTGGCACTGAAAGAATGCGCCTTGATAGCTCTGGCAACTTAGGTATTGGTACGAGTAGCGTTAACTACAAGCTAAACGTACTAGCAGCTGCTGGCTCGCAAAATATTTTTCAAGCAGGTCAGACTGGCGTTTCAAATGGATTTTCAATAACAAGTGACGGTTCTGCCTTAACATATAGTTTTTTGACAGGCAACGTGGGTATTGGGAGAACTCCTCGCGTAGCTTTGGATGTTGCTGGTGAAGTCGCTATAGCTCACGACGCGAATTACGGAATACGCTTTTATAATCAGTCACAGAATAATTGGGCTTTCATCGGTAACGACGTAACTACCTCTGCCGCAGACTTGCGTTTTGGCGACTCAACTGGCGAGGTCATGAGGCTGAAAGGCGGCAACTTGCTGGTGGGTACTACTAATACAGCAACCATTGCCACACATACTCCAAACATTGTTACAGATTTACAATACGGTATCAATGACGGTAGTAATCGCGCGACCTTTGGTTTAGACCGCATTCACTTTGATGGCTCAAATTACTTTGTTTTAAACGCTACAGCAATAGGCGTCAAACTTGTGAACGGTGCAACATCTTGGACGACTCAATCAGATGAAAACTTAAAAGAGAACATTATTGAGCTAACGTCTGTTTTGGATAAAGTTAAAGACTTGAGATGTGTAACTTACAACCTTAAAGCGCAAGAGTCTGACAATATTAAAACAGGTTTTATAGCGCAAGATTGGCAAGAAAACTTTAGCAGTGTTGTCCATGAAGATGAAGATGGAACTTTGGGTATGAACTACACAGAAACTATCCCTGTATTGCTTAAAGCAATCCAAGAACAACAAGCGACAATCACTGCACTTACTGCAAGAATTGAACAACTGGAGAACAACTAATGGCTTTAACTAAAGTATCCAGAGGACTCCTTAGTACAAGTATTGTAGACAACGGTAATGCCACGGCGATTACGATTGATAGTAGTGAACAGGTTGGTATTGGCACTAGCAGTCCTTCACATGAATTAACTGTAGGAGATGCCAATGCAGAAACTACAATAGGTGTAGCAGGTAATAGAAGCCAATTTGGTTTTAAATCAGATTTAGCTGTTGTACAGGGTGGTTCAGGTAAAGGTATTCAATTTAATGTAAATAATAATACTTTTGGTTCAGGCGAAGCCATGCGTATCGACTCTAGTGGGAATGTGGGAATTAACAATTCAAGCCCATCTGCTTACGGCAAGTTTGTAGTCGATGGTACTGGCAACATACTAAATGTAAACGCGACTAGCGGAAGCGCCCTTTTACAACTTTATGAAGGTGGTTCTGGTCGTTTCGGGATACAAACATTAGATGGCTCTGCTGGTGCAAAGTTTACTACTGCTGGCTCAGAACGCATGCGCATCGACTCGTCAGGCAATGTTGGTATTGGCGTTACTCCAGAGTCTTGGAACACCTACAAAACACTTCAGATTGGAAATGGCGCTATCGCTAATTACGCACCTACGCACGATATGCGAGTGGTTAGTAATGCTTATTATAACTCTGGT